TCATTTACAAAATCCGTAAATTCACTCCATGAAGAAAACGATTTTGTTCCCTTCGGATTTCCCAACAGTTCTCCCAGTTTTGATGCAAGCGACTGCATCGTCATTTTTGCCGCATCTCCGCTACTTTGTAAAACTCTTACATTTGCGGCATCCGTCACTGTCGGAAGTTCATTCTCATACACGTCATTTCCTGTTGCCGCAGCGGCGGCAAATGTTGAAGTTTCAGACAAAGCCATAACCATTCTTGTGGAAACCATATCCACCATTTCATCTACTGTCACATTTTGTTCGTTGCCGTCTTTATCCACAGCCTTGAAGCCAACTATATTTTCTAAATTCAAATCACTCATAATATCAATTTTTATAAAGTTCTTATATAAGTTTTCCACGCTTTAGAAGTGCCGCCAACCGATTTGTACAGCTTCTTCCTACCACCTTTTATCTTGTAACGGGAAAGGTTGTTCCCGTTATAGTTCACGGGATAATCCGGATTGCCTTCGTTGGCATACGCCTCCATTTCATACGGAATGGTATAATACGCTGAACTCGCAGGATGGCAGATAGGGTTTCCCTTAACCCATTCGACAAAATACCGCCAGTAGTATTTTACCCATGAGCCGATAACCTGTGCCTGACGCAGGTGTATGGTTTCGTGCGTCAGGCTTTCCTTACCCGCATAGGTCTGCATATACCTATCTATGTTCTCCTTGTTCTCGGCACGGTATATCATCCGTCCGCACCACATCATGAAACGGTATCCCTTGAAAGGATAATGCTTCATGGCAAGCAGCTCAGGAGTATCAAAATCACCCGGCTTGCTTGAGAACAGCATCTTGATTAATTGCCATAATTCTTTCATAGCGTTTCTATTTCAGATTCAAGTTCAGCGATATGGTTATCAATACACGTGCTCACCTCGCCATTGAAGTTTGCTATATCCAGTTCCACGCATCCGGCACTTGACCGGGCGCTGCTGTAGATACGGACATAGCCTCCGTTATTCAATGTTTCCTTAGCCAGCTTCAGTTTCGCCAGTTCGTCATTGATCCGGCTGGCACGTTCCAAATTCTCAATCTTCATGTTGTTCCTCCTTCTTTTTATCCAGATAATCATTCAATGAATCGGCCAGCAAGCCGGACAACATAGGGGTAGAACGTCTTATGATATCCACCTCCTCTTCGTCAAGTTCCACACCATCTACAGTCGACTTGAAGATTTTCTCCGCAAGGAGATGCGCCTTCAAACCCGCTACGTTCTTATATATCCAGTCACCGAAGGCCTCAGTGATGTTACTGGCTATAAGCTTTTCTTTTTTAATCCCATCATAAATAGGGAATTGTGCAAAATTTATTCTCATACTTTATATTTAAATTATCCGCAATAAAACATAACCCAATAATTACCCATACACTTAATGAAGCCGGATGCAAAATCCAAATCAATATAAGACACCTCCCGTCCTCCGGGAGCAGGCAGGATCCGTCCTCCTGTCAATCTTACTCCGCCGCTCATACGTTTGAAGTATATAGTATGTCCCGGAACATCCGGAGGAAGTGTCACTTCTATATTACCCGTATTAATAAACATCACATTGTCATCATTGTTATTCAGGGAAGTGCTGACAGAGATATTCCTCCAGTTGCCAACTATGCCACGAAGAGAAACATAGCTGTCATTGTTCGGATGAAGGAAAATGTTACCGCCTTCCACGAACAGGGGAATGCTCGGGGTCTTGATGTGCATCCCGATCATGGCATTCGGACTCTGTATATCAATTCCGGCATCATACTTAATCCCTTCAATAGTGACAAACTGCGTGTTTCCCCCGATTCTTACGTTTGCAAATGTCCTTTCATTATAAAATTCAATTTGCCCGGCAGACAGGTTGAAACCGACGTATTTATTTGTTTCATTTTCATAAAGGATCTTTGAGGACAATACTCCCGAAGCGATGGAGAACGGACCGATACGTCCTTTATCCGCTGTGATTGTTCCTGTAATCTCTGCATTCTTACATTTGAAATACCCGGTTACGCCATTGATAAGAAGAGTTTCACCTTCATCGTTGTGGGATTTAAGCACATTGTTTTTGAACATGAAGCCGGCTACATTCGCACCATCGGCAAACAGGGTGTCAGTAGCGATATTCACAAACTTCTGCATGGCTTCCCAGTTCGAATCCCCGTTGGCTGATGTGGGTGCAACGGTAACGGAAGCACCGTAATTCTTTACAAGGAAATTATAATAAACTCCCCCTATCAGATATATGACCTTATCCCGGTAATCCGCATTCCAGACATAAGTCTGTCCTGATGCGAATACACCTCTGTCACGGGGAAACGCCCCTGTTGCTCCTGTTGCTCCTATGGCACCATCATTAGCTACACCCACCCCTTTTTCAGCGACAAAATTATTATTCCATGCGTTCGCGTCCGATGCGGATTGATAAGCCCGGACGGCAAACTGGGTGTATCCGGCTGTCGCTGGAACGGATATCTGATTGCTTAGGGTAGCACCTACATGAGCCAGCCAGCTTCCGTTATATTTCCGTGCGACAAGATAGAACCTGTTCGTATCGCTCACATTGCCGCCTACATTCTGTTTCATGGTAACGACAAACGCTGACGGTGACGGTGTGCCTGTTGACGTGAAGTTTATCGTGCTTACCGGGCTGTCAAGCCAGTACGAAGCGGACGGTTCGACACCGGAAGTCATTTCCTGCCAGTCGGAGTTGACAGCCTTGTCCGATCTCTTCCCGGAAAGTATGTAACCGCCATCCTTCTTCCTTAGATAACGTCCACCTCTCACGCGAAGAAGCGGAAGTGGCGGATTGGATGTTTGAACCTTGCTTAAGTAAGATCCTCCGGCAAACGATACTGTACTGTTCTTGGCATACGGGGTATTGGCGGATTCCCAATGACCTGCGGCTGTGATGCTCTCACCGTCAGCACCGTCACTGCCGTCCACAACCATCGGGACAGTTTCGACATCAACCGCCTGACCGTTCACGTAGAACACGAACTTCAAGCTACTGGTAAAATTACCGGAAGCCACCCCGACACCATCACCGATGGGAACCTCGGCCGCACCGTCACGACTGTACTTTAACTCCCCGTCCGTTGTGGCCGTAGTGACTGCACCGACTGTCTTCATACGCCGACAGGATACCGAAGCTACACTGTAACCGCCGTTCTTGTTCTTGCTGACCATCGTGACCGAAGTGACAAGGCTATAAATTACCGCATCGGAACCGTCCGCCCCGCCACGGACACCGGTTATCTTGAAAGTCAGTTCACGGGTATAGAGCTGCCCGTTCTTCATTGCAGCCAGTGTGATGGTGACCGTATTCTGTTCCGGAACCGACTTTCCGGCAGCGACGGATATCGCCACCGCTCCGGTGGCCTTGCTTGTGCTTGCCGTGAAACCGGCAGGCGTGCTGACTGTCAAAGATTCAAGGGTGAGTTTCTCGGTACCGTACCACATGGACACATGGGTAGTCCATGACTGTGCGGAAGTAGTAACGCCGGTACTGGTAAGAGCGACGCTCACCATCTCATTGTCAAGGTCGGCCATGATATTCGACTCCCCGTCCTTACTCCAACGGTGCACAGGGGCCGGAGTGCTCCATTCACTCCATACTCCATCACGCTTCACACGTTTGCACGCCCATTCCACCTGATGGTCGGCATCCACGCCAAGAAAATCATCTGTCCAGCCTTCCGGTATATAATCATCCTGCTGTTTCGATTCCGGCTTGTCAGGGGTAAGGCCGATGATGTTGGTACGGGTGTAGATCCACTCGTAACCTTTGCCGTCCTTACCGTCAGTCCCGTCTTTGACCATGACCATCCACAAACCATTCCGGTATATGTAAGTACAATGGTCAGCCGTATTTCGGTAGCTGTTACCCTCCTTGGGATTGGATGGATGGGATGCAAATTCACCAAGGAAGGTGATGCTTTCGCCTTTCAGCTCACGCCCGTCCAGAAGCATCTCCCAGTCTTCATGCACGGTCCAGTCGGCTGACTTCCCGGCAAGGATATAACCGCCATCCTTTTTGCGACGATAACTGCCGTTCCTGAACCTTGCGATCCTGATGGGAGGATTGGATGTTTTCACCTTGGAGATAAAAACACAGCCCGCCAAAGTGACCATGGTATTGACCTCGTATGGGGTCTTAGAGGATTCCCAATGACCGCCACCTATTACAGACAGGCCCGGATCACCCTTGTCACCTTTGGCGGCTGATACAAGCCAGTCCGGATTGTTTTCGGATGGCTCGGAAATAGTGCCCTTGTCATTGACGCACAACCATGTGGAACCGTTATGGGGCACACGGGAATAATATGCGTACTTCCTGCCCGGCTCCCAGCTAGGGAAGTCGATAGGAACGCGGACTGTGCTACCGGTAATTTCATCAATTTGAAAAATCAATCCCGTCATGATGATATCCTGCAATACCGCCGAGAACCTGTCGCAGTTGATCCCGTTGATGGTCATACCCTTCTTCTTGCCGAACCAGCTCTTCATCTGTGCCGGCTCCGGGTCCCAGGTGTTGGCATTGTCAACAAGGGTGATACAGCAGTTACCGTCACGCACGTCTATGATGATATAAGTCTGACGCTCCTTGTCGGTGAAGTTCCCCGTCTGTCCGAGACGCATCTCGTTATGGGGAACGAACTCATATCCGGGACGCGGAACCATCACGAATGTCTTCTCGTCGTAATCTGCGGAAGTGATACGGTACTGTATTTTCCGGAAACCAATAAAGTCACCGGTAGTGACGCTTTTGTCATGCCAGAAGCCTAGGAGGATATCGTCCGGCTTCTGTCCCAGCGGTACACCATCCTCCAGATCAGGGGTGACAGTATAGCTGCCGTCACTATTGGCGACAAAGCTTTTTATCTTCAGCCCTCCGCCGGGACTTATAGTATTATATCCTTCAAAATAGGTCTGACGGTTGAAACGAAGTTCTGGTACACTCAGAGAGCTGCGCAGGACCAGAGCCTCCAGCTCGGCACGGGCGTCCTCACCGATGTAACCTCCAGAAACGCCGGTAACGAAATCACCGAACTTGGCGTATTTCTTGATGACGGTTCCGCCCAACAGGGATAATAGGAAACCGGTGCGTTCCTCCGTATCCTTGCGCATGAACATGATCAGCGAGCGCAATGCGGAATACACGTTATGGTCTGTCGCAGGGGTGGAGTCGTGGCTTCCGATCACATACACACCGCTGCCACCATCGCCCGTATAGGTCTGTCCCTTTAGGGTAAGGCTCTCAACCTTTTCCTCCAGCTCCCCGATACGGGAATAGGCGGCGGTTTCCCCGACAGTATAAACAGGTGAGTCAAAGGAATAGTCAAGATTGAATTCAAATCCGATAACCCTTGACTGTCTTCCGTTCTCGAAATAAGCCTTGTTGATAAGGTTGACCTTTTGACCGATGCCATAGAAATTATGAACGCCATCCTCACGGTATGCGTCATTTGACATCATCGTGCAGCCATAGGTACTCGGGTCTATCTTGGATTTGGCAGCGTACTTTTCAGTCTTTTCCTTCAACTCCTGCTCGGCGGCACCCACAAGCCCCAGTTCGGTTATTTTCGTGCTGTCCCAGCCGGAAAGCACATATTCATCTCCATCCTGGGGAAAGAGCACATCACCGGGAAGCGGTCTGCCATAGTCCTCATTCCTGACTATCTCCCAAAGCTGTGCCTCAGGGTTCCATCCGCCATCCTCCAATTTCTCCGGCTTTCCCTCAGGATTGAACTTCACGGCGAACTCCAAACCGTTGAGAAGCCCGGATGCGAAACGTATCCTCAGCTCCTGACCGGGGAGGATATATTTCTCGGAAAAGTTAACACCCGTGTCCCTAAAGCGGTAGGCATTCCATTTTTCCTCGGTGGTTGTGCCGTCCTCATTCTCCACCTTGTCCGTCACTTCGATAGTGGTGACATCCGACATGATGCCTGTTCTTCGGGGATAGACTTCATCGAAGATAACCACCTGCTCGACGGCTTCCTCGGTAGTCATATCAGGATAAGCGTCAATGTAAGGAGTGCCTTCGGGAAGCATCAGCCTGCGCTGCACCACGCCGTTCACAACCACGGTCTCGTCAACCGGACGGTAGTCAGATGGGATATTCTTTGTTGAACCAAAAGCGTAGATACGGGTGGCATAAGTGGACCGGGATTCTGACTGTGACATTTCCTGCACGTTTTTCCCGATTTCGAAATCCACCGCATCGCCAGACTCACAACGTCCGAAATGGATGATGTTTTCAGTCACCCAACATTCGCAATCCCATTTCTTCGCCATCTCAAAACAAGCGTCAAGGATGTTGATGTTATCGTAACTCATCAACTGGGACTTGTTTTCGACTGTGGAATCAATGGAGAAAACAAAATCCTGTCCTTTGTATGTGTAACCAAGAGCTTTCAAATTTCTAAGGACTATACCGGCTTGTACGTCAAGCGGGGCGGTCAGGTTCCAGGACGCCTCCTGTCCGGTCGTCTCCGGGGTATATTTGAAGATTTTGTTTTTCCATTTCCAGTAGTAGGCGTCAAGTCTTAATTCGTAATCGTAGCCGGCGGTATTGGTGTTGAATGCGGGCTTCTGCAAGTCGCACATCTCGAACAATCCGAAGTTACATTCCACGTATGAGCCAAGTTTGAAATATATGGGATTCTCTAAGGAGAACTTTAACATGATGTAGTCCTCCTTCATCAGAGTGAACTTACGCTTGCAGCCTTCATTGATCAAAGTTGTAAGCTGGATAGCACCGGATATGTCTTTGATGTCGATTTGTTCCATGTCTTCAAAGTTCGGGGATAAAAAAAAGAGTGCCCAATTTTGAGCACTCACATACACGACAATAAAACCAATGTCGTGAATTAGCTTCTGTTTGCCGGATTTGGCTCGTTAAACTTGGCTGAAATTTTTCCGAAAGTTCGGTCTAAACTCTGTGCGTAAGTGACACTCTTGCCAGTATAAATAAGATGGTAAACCTCGCTACTATTAGCAGGAATCTGAATATCAACCACACCTTTATACAGCTCATCAAAGAAAGCTTTCTTCTTTGCTTGATAATCAGACTGAGAATTACTCTCGATAGTGAACGAAAGAGTTATTTCCCTCTCATCGACTTTAGGATTATTGATTATTACCCGTTTCCCATGTTCAAGTCGGCTTTTGTTCTCAATAAAATCCTTCATGGAAGCGGATGCCCCAATAACATCAAGAAACCCCTCTCCCATTCTCACACCCCATGTTGTATAAGCGTTTTCGCCATTAATTAATAATTCATCCATAGACTATAATTTTGCTGTATTCTTTTTAACTTCTGCTATATCTCTTTGCATCTGTTGAATAGGTTTGACGATTGCCCCTGTATTTTCTGAAATCTGTACCAATTCAAGATAAGATTGTGCTATCAAATCTCGCGTATCATCAGCGATATTCCTTGTTTCCGTATTTATGGAAAGTAGAGCATCTGCTTTTACTGTCAGTAGATTAAGTGATTGAGATTGAATAATATTCTGATTCTTTATCTCTTCTCCTGCAATCTGCAATGCTGTAAACCGCCCGTTCAACTCTTCGCCGGTATCTTGAGACATGGTTTGGAAACCTTTGCTGCTTGCAGACTGGGAAGCTGCTTCCTGTGAAATCTTGTCATATCCGGTTGCTGCGGCAAGCTCGTCACGGAGCTTCATGGCTTCGTCCACATAACCCATGTATTCATCCATCAGCTCCTTACGCTCATTATTATCAAGCGTACCATCATCCTTCATGGCTTCACCGAATTTATCATACCATGTCCTCAGTTTGTCACTAAACTGTTCACCGATGGCATTTGACAGCATCGCCTGCATGAAATATTTGGATATGTCATCAGCAAAATCCTCCGCACTCTTCTCCATATCCATCAGACTGCTTATAAAACTGTCATACATGGAATCGAATGACATTCCGATCAGGCCCTCATAAAGACTGTCGGTCAGTTCTTCCAGTTTTCCTGCCTGCTCTATATAATCATCCAGCTTGTCGGTAACACGCTCACCGTAACCTCCCTTACCGGAAGATTCCATGATATCCCATAACCATACGTCCGACCGTAGAGCCTTCATCTGTTCGGGGGTCAGATTCCACAAGGAATCGGTGCCGGAGAAATCCTGCATGCCGGTAGCTTTTCTTGCGTGTTCCAGCATTTCATCCGTCCATTTCAGATAATGCTGCCAGCTGCCGTGGCTCTTATGATATCCGGCTTGCTCCTTTGCTATTTGCAGATAGTTTTTATTGACTTCCTCCTGATACTTTACAGCTTCCCTGTAAGATTCAACCGATTTCATTCCCTTGCTTGCCTTCATCTCGTCAGTCAGATCCTCGATGGCCGTTTGCAAAGTTCCATTCCTGTCCGTCAGCCTGTCTATCGTTTCCTGTACTTCCTTGGCGTTTCCACCTATTCCAAACAAGGAGTTGAAGCCTCCGAATGAGATTGCGTTCAGGATGTTTCCTATGCCGTTCCTCAATGACTTGCCGATTGTGACAAACAAATCCCCTGACAAGACATCACCGATAATTCCACTGACAGCGTTCAGAACAGCATCAAGCAGACCACCGACAAGATCACTTAATCCGTCTTTGAGTACGTCAATGATGGACAGAATCCATCCGACAATGGGGACCTCCTTAAGAGATTCTGACGTTTTTCCTATGACATCCTTGAATCCGTTCACGGTTTTGATAATTCCGCTATATGCGTTATACAATCCACCGGATGAAATCTGCTGCAAGCCTCCCAACAAATTTTCCATGCTTGCTTTCAGTATGGTGGCAGTATCAGTCACATTACGCTGGGCCTGATTGGCGATATCAGTCTGTGTCTTCACATTGGCGGATGCAATGTCAGCATTCTGCCGTGCTGTTTCAAGAGCGTTTGCTGCGGCTTGTTTCTCACTTTCCGTTCCGCCCTTCTGCGCTTTGGTGTAATCATCCTGTGATTTCTTTAGTCTTTCCAAAGCAGCTGTTTCAATCCCTATGGCACTGATACGATTCTGTTCTGCTATTTGATAGGCTTTTACATCCTCTCCAAGTTTCTTGAAGTTGACTCCACTTGTACCACCCAAAGACTTTTCCATCTGGCTGATGGCGTCAATCAATGATTTTTGGCTTGCCTGATCGGAGTTCTTGAACTTGTCAGTCCGTACATATTTTTTCGCTTCGTCCAAGGCAGGCTTTATCATGTCGGAAAACATGGAACCAAACTCACCGAACACAGTAACCCAATCTATATTGGCTTTTATGGCTTCTGTTTCCTTGTTCTGTATGGCAACATCACGTTGTTTCTCCAGTAACTTTACTTGTGCACTATTAACACCGTTTTCTTCCTGTGCTTTCCTTATTTTTTCCGCATACTCTTGGGCGATAGCCAATTTCTGCTGCTGGAACGTGCCATATTCTTTCAAGTAGTCGTTCAAAGCCTGTTGTTCGGCTTTCAGCTGTCCTTCAGTTACATCGGAAATATCTTTATCTCTCATACTTTCGGCATTGGTATAAGCTTCTGAAATTTTCTGTGCCTGCTTGTCGGTCAGCTTACCGTTACCGGCTTTGCTCCATTCTTCCTCCTGTTTTCTTATCGCATCAATCTGTTTCTGATAATCAAGGTCAATCTGTTTCAACTTCTTTTCCGTGCCTTCTCTCATCAGGTTGATTTCATCCTGTTGGTTCTGACGGTGAAGTGAAAGAAGTTGTTCGGCTGTCTTTTTTTGTTCTTTTTTTTGCTTTTCAGCAGCTTTTTCCTGCTTGGTCAAAGAACTACCAGTAATACCGCCCAAATTTTTATAGGCTTTTTCAGTTGTTTCTACTCGTTTCTTAGCTTCTTCATACAGCTTTGAAGTAAACTTGGATTTATTCTTTTCTATTTCAGAAAGTTTCTTCTTAGCATCATCCCAGTCTTTCTTCGCTTTCTCATAATCCTGCTTGTAGGTAGTTTTATTCTTCTCTGAATCAATTCGGGTTTGCTTGACTGATTTTGCTGTATCTATAAGTGTTTTTATGTCTTTCACATTATAGATTGCTTCATCAGACAAAGTACCCTTAATATCAATAGGCAAACGAAGTTTCACAGTTCCATTTTCCCCCTTTCCTCTGATACGCTTCTCCAACTCAGAGATGTAGCGGTCAAACTCATTAGTATTAACATCTTTAAGATTGGAAATGAACTGTTCGGAGATGCCTTTGCCTTTTTCTTGCAGCATGACATCACGCATAGCACGCAATTCTTTTAGTTTCTTCACATATCCATCAACGCCTTGCTGACCGGAAAGAGTTTTCAGCAGATTCTCGTAATATTTGATTTCAGATTCAATGTTAGAAAGTTCCTTGGTTTGCTTTTCTCCGGCACGTTTCGCATCTTCTTCCGTTATCTGTTGCTTTAGTTTAAGTATATCAGCCAACTTAATGGTTTCGATGTCATATTGAGCGAATATCTTAGGGTATTCTTTTCTTAACTCCGCTAAACTTCGACCTCTTTGTAAATCCGACAACGCTATATCACGAGAACTTTGTACGAGGGAATCAATCTTCTGTTTGTGTTCTTCTTCTTGCTTTTTAGCTTCTTCTTGCTGTTCATTAAACCTTCTCTGTGCCTTTTCTGCTTCTGTTGCCGAATCGCGGAAAGCCAACATTGCAACTCCAAGTCCTACTACAGCAGTAGCCAACAACACATAAGGATTGGTAAGCATTGCAGCGTTTAAAGCTAACTGCGCTTTTCGTGCCAATAAACGGGCATTGGTAAGTCCAATCTCCACAAGAGTATGTTTACTTTCGGCAGCAGTAACAAGCATCACTGCGGTCCGGTATGTACCATAAGTAACCACTAATCCAGCCAAGATTCTACCTACTGTTTCATAATTCTGAATCAACGAAGTTGTCATTTGAATACCGTCCATGATAACACTTTCCGACTTTGTTCCCAATTCGTTAAACACGGAATCCAAAGCATCCTGCATCATAGACAACTGACCATTGATAGTCTTTGAAGCATTCTCAGACATATTATAGAACTTACCACCTGCGGAAGTTGCATCAATGAATGCCTGTTGAACCATTTCAGCGGAAACAGCACCTTTGGACATTTCATCTTTCAAAGTTGCGATAGATTTTCCGGTCTTTTCGGAGATAATCTGTAACGGGTTGAATCCAGCGTTTATCATTTGATTCAAATCCTGCCCCATAAGTTTACCCGCTGCTGACATCTGTGAAAATGCCAAAGTTAGCGAATTGAACTTACTGGATTCCCCCATAGAAATATCACTAATGGCTTTCAAGTATTTGATAGTGTCTTCTGCTTGTATGTTAAATCCAAGCATCATCTTTTCTGCTCCAACCATATCTGACATAGTAAGTGGAGAAATCTTAGCCAGCTCCTTGATTTGCGGAATCAGTTGTCCTGCCATATCCTTTCCAACCATAGTCTCAATAGCGGTCTGCATGGATTGAAATTCTCCACGAACACGAATCATTTCAGAACCTAATGCCTTTAATACTCCAGCACCACCAATAACCGCCAATGCTTTCTTCCAAGAAATAGCGATACCGTTGTTACTCTCTACGATTTCCTTAGCATTATCATTGTAAAGGGCGTATTCATCCCGAAGTTTCTTTACGGAAAGACGCGCTTCGGCTTGTTGTTGGGTTAATCCAAATAAAGCTGCCTTTTCTTCATCAAGAGCTTTGCGGGCAGCATTGTATTCTTCTAACTTGCTATTTGCTGATAACGGATTCCTTTTCAATGCTATACGATAAGCATCCCCAAGTCGTTTTACATCCGCTTCAATATCCTTAACTACCGCTTTTTGAGCAAGAATCTTCTCTGTGAATCCATTCACGGCCTGGGAAGCATCGAAGATTTTCCTTTTGAATCCCGTTTCCATCTCCGCTCCAGCTTTGGCTGCATTAGTCACCAACTCATCCAATCTTTGGTTGGATGCAGCAAGTTGGGCATTCAAAGCCTTGAAAGCAGCAGGAGTCTGCGTGCCATCCATGCTCATTAACTCCTGCTTTAATTTTGCAATTTCATTACGAAGTCTTACAACTTCTTCCCAGTCACTACCTATCTTAAAATATAATTTTGACATATCTATTTCTTTTTCCTACGATTAGCCAATTCCTTACCACTGATTCTATTCACCTTCTGACCACCATATACTGCGCGTAATTTATCCCGTTGCATCATCAGCAGATTCCGATAAGGGATAATCTCAAACACTTCTGTATAACTCAGATGCAGCGTGTCAATCAAATGGGCTATCTGCCCGAAGAACGTTGTGTTTCCTACTGTTTCGGTCTTGCTGCCAGCATCGACACGTTCCTCATCGAGCTGACACACTGAAAAGCCGAAATATCCATCATAGAGAAACAGACTTCCAAGGCATCTTTGACTTCTTCAAAAGTGCCGTTCTCCAATTCTTTGACCAAACTATCATTCCCGCAGATAAAGCATGAAATACCTTTCAGCATATCTTCAGTAGCTTCAGGAAGCTCTTTAATAGCTTCCATGACATTATCTCCAGTCATGCCGATATTGGAAAAATGATGAATGGCACGACAGATAATTTTAATTGTAGGAGGTTTAATGGTATAAACCATCCCTCCTATCTCCACATTCATGAAATCCAGCCCTAACAAAGCATCAGAAACCGTTTTTGCTGCTTGATTCATATTCTTAAACTAAAAGGGGGAATGGTATATATCCATCCCCCGGTTATCACTCTTGTGCTTTTACCAATGTTATCTCTTTTTTAAGAGTGGTATCAACTTCAGAAGGAGTGGTTTTAATATCTCCTGACTGAGTGACGTACCCCACTTTCGACACTTCATAGTGAACGGTAGCCCCAGCATTCACCTGCTTTGACTTGACCGTTGCACCGTCCAGCTTTACGGTCGCATCGGAAGGAGTAGGTACAATGGTTACTGTAGTTCATGCCTGCAAAGCTTTAATCTGCCCTTCTTCATAGTTATACTCAGAAGAAACACCTTCGATTCCCGGTTCCTGCACCAAGCCTTTTACAGCGATTGCAATTGCCTTATCCGTATTGGCTTCACGGGAAACAATACGGCATTTTGGGAAGATGAACCAGACATCATCATCGGTCAGACAGAACAATGCTTTGTTGATAATAACTTTATCCAAAGCACGCTTCCAACCTACATCTTTAGATGTTGCCTGAATAACATCGCCACCCATGAACGCTTTCTTGGTCTTCCAGTCATATTGTCCGATAGAGAAAGCGGGCGATACTTCTCCCGGCACATCATCGTAACGGTAATTCTTTCCCGTTAATTGGTTCTTGTACCCAGTGACGGAGGCTTCCGTTTCCTCAATCTGCCACGTTTCCCCGTGTACATTCAAAACCTCATCTTTCGCTTTGATAGCGGCTTGAATCAAAGTCTTTGCGATTTCGGGGGTAATGTCTGCCGTTACCTTATCAATATCGGCAAACAAGATTCTTTTTATTCCTACTGCTGAAATCATAATCTTATAGTTTTACATTTATTACTTCAAATAAAATTCTCACATTCACGTAATGGCATTTCAAAGCTGCATCCGCTTCCGCGCCAATTGATTCGATAGAGTAACGATAGGTTGTACCGTCATAGGTGCTTACTACATCATCAAGCAGCTTGTCAGCCTTTCTTTCAAGTTCGTTAAGCCGGATTGTGTTCGCTTCATTCTCGCTTAAATTGGGTACACATAGATTCACTTCTGCAAAAGATTTCTTCCAATACTTTCCCGGCTGTTGTTTCTTCGTGTGGATGACAATCCTTTCGGACTTCAATTCACCCGTCAGCGTTTCACCATCAGGCACTATATCTATTCCGAAAGCCTTGCAGTCCCGATAGAGAATGTTTCCTATGTCGGTAGTTACTATCATTCCACAATCTCCCAATCTTCTGCAAATACATCACTGATAGACGGAACCCATGAATCAGCGCGTCCGGTATTCTCGTTGTAGATAAGACACTGGCTTGTATAGTCAATAAATCCCTTACCTTTCAGAATAAGGTCTTTTGCCGATTGGGGAAGCGATTGCATCTTAGGGATGATGTCGCTTTCGATATGAGCTGGCACTTGTTTGAATACCATCAAACCTTTACCGTTCCAACCACTTCTACGAACAGTCCCACCTTGTTTTAACACTTCGATAGCATCACCGAAACAGATAGGAGTTTCTTTCTTGACTTCTCGATATGATTCTTCAAACAGTTCTTTGGGTGACCAACTTTCATAGCCATATTCAGTACGAGTGTGATATCCTAGTTTATAAGACTCATTCTCTTCTATTTCACTTTTTACCAAGCCTTTACTGCAAGCTTCACCCAATGTCATAGGTTCTGCTTCAATCTGTTTTGTTCCAATGTACTTTTTCATTTTTCAAATTCTTCTTTTAATCGTTTCTCCGCAAATAAAGCAGCACTACTCAAAACATCATACCCTTTAGATTCTACGAATGATGCGTATTCCGCTTCGTTTTTCAATGTCAAACCGTCTTTATTGACATCGTAATCATTGGACGTTCTCAAAGTGAGTGTATGGTCTTGATAATCCCCATGTTCCTCTGCGTACTTCACGGCTTCATCGCCTACATCAATCATCTTCTTTTCGACCTCCCATTCTCCTTCATCGAAAAAGGAGTCGACATCTGAGAAATCGAAATCTACATCCATAATTCCGAGTAGTTAAAGTAGTTTGTACTCTTTACCGTGTAGACTTCGCCTTGACCTCTTACGCCATCACCATCCATGCAACGTACTTCATCACCAGCCTTGACAGTAATTCTTTTCTCACATACTACATGATAATTCGGACGATACACAGAGCCGTTATCAGATGAAAACTCTTTGGTAGTGTTATCATCACAACGGCACTTGCATACCTTCTGCCAGTATTCACCACCTGTTCCGGGAATAGGTCTGCCAAACTCATCCTTGTCCATCGGGGTGATAACTTTTACCTGCAATATGTGTGGGGCGAATATCATAAGAAAGTCACTTTAGGTTTGTTACCCAGTTCGTCTTTCAAACCGTACTGTTTACACAGAAATGAATAGTAATCCTTAATGCCTTGAATGTTCCAAGACATAGAAAAACCGCTTTCGCTGATGGAAGTGGCACGAAGCAATAGAGAGGGGATGAACTTCGCAATTGCCACCGACACCCGTGTTTGGCAATCCTCGTTCATCTCACCCCCTCCGCTTATCTTTGCGTTCAGACATATATCGAAAAGGTCAGCCTCCGACAAGTTAACGCTGAAGGTCTGAAACTTCTGTAATATATAATCGTTTACTGTCATGCGTTCATCTCACTCAAATCGAAGTTCACAATCAGGTTCGGGTTCGCAATCTGCGGAATCCATTCGGCTGTGTATTCCAGATAGCGACCATTGCCGTCCTTGTAACCTGAAATCAGCATATCGCCATCTGCCTGAGTGTAATTACGTCCCGGTACACCATCCACAGCTTCATAAGGAGTGTGGAAGCGCATATAACCGATTTTATCCTGCGGAAGCAGGGAAATACGACCATCTGCATAAATGGGGATATTCTTACCTGTTTGGTCTACCACATAATCTTCCTTGATTTCAATAGCCGGAAGTCCGATACCTGTAAAAATGGTAGAAGCCAGTTGCGAGGTGATAAGCCCGGTAGACATATACATTTCATTGCCTGTAAGCTGCATTTTGAACTTATCTCCAAATTCACTTGAACCGATAATATTCTTGATGAATGTGCCACGGCTCATAATCATCTTGGGGAATGTGCCGTAAATAGATTTCAGCTCATTCAGTTTCTGCTGCAAGTAAGTGACGAAATAGTCTTTATCCTCTGTGTCCGGCTTGATAAACTTAAACGGCAAGTCGATGTTCAATAAGTCAATTCCTCCGGCATTGTCGTCCTTGTTCTTCACGCTTGCTGCTCCAGTCATCAACAGAGAGCCTACGATAATGTCCATACGCTTGTGCGGTGCCAGCAATACCTGACGGTAATCGTCATAGATGAAGTCCACGATGTCACGCATGGCTGCTTTCTGGTCTTCCGGTTTGGCGGCATTATACTTATCTATCAAGTCCTGCAAGTCAGACAAACGGTCGATTGAGATTTGATAGCGGTCACCCAAATAGGCAATCTCACCATATCCGGAACCGATATTCCTGCGTTCACGGATAGGCTTTTCGCCATAACGGGAGTTGATGGAACCAGCCATCACGCCAGTAACCTGACCGATGTAGTCTTTAAATACACGAGTAGTAGTCCTACGGAAGCCCAAATACTGCTGCCAATAAATTGTGTCCTTTCTTGTCTTGAGGACACGCTGAATCACTGCATTTACAATGTTCGGGTCATTAAACAATGTATGAATAGTTAGCATCATATATTAGTCCTCCTTTCTTTATTTTGCCATTATACCTGCGTTTTTCAACGCTGTCAATAATCCGTTAAAGTTTTCTACCGACACCGTACCAGATGCATCATTCACTTTGGCTGCCTGCTTTACACCTCCAAAAGCAGAAGTCGTAGCTGCTGTTAAAGTATACTTGTTAGCTTGTGCTGCAACCCCATCCAATTTGGCTTTATCTTCCTTACTCATCAAACCGTCCTGACTAGAAGAAGCCTTAGGAATAGATACGGCTTCTTTTTCTTGTTTGACATCCAAAGCGTTAAACTGGAAGTGCGGCATATTCGCCTTGTCAATATCTGCGAAAGGCATTACCAGCTTGGTCGGTTCGATTTCAAACGCACGCATCAAAAGGGAAACCAATACTATGCCATCCTCTACCTGCTTCCTTTCATACAGAGCTGAATTTGCGATAACTTTGGGCGTTGTACCGTCTGCGGCTGTCGCTTCGTAAAGAACTGTTCCAGCTTCTAGATTTTCTCCAAAGTCTGCCGCTAACGTCAGCTTATCAAAAGCTTTGTCAGCCTTGTCAATAGCGTTGATTGTCGCTCCATGCGCACCGTTACCCAAGTGCATACCTTTGTAAGCCAAAGAACGTTTCTTGATTTTCAATGTGGTATTGGAGCCTGTTGTAAACTTCTCATATACTTCCACACGGATAGCCACTTGGGATGTTTTCTTCACCAAGTCAGCTGCAATCGGTGTGAATGAGGGCAAGTACGAGCCGACAACGAGGTTGGTTGTGTCCAACTTGTACGGACCTCTGCGTCTGCGTCCGGTTTCTACGTCGTAGCGTTCTTCCTGCTCAACTTCCGGTTCAAGATTATACTTAAATCCTGCTGCCATAAAATCACTGTTTTTGTTGTTCTACAATTTCTTTAGTGTCGTCTGCAATCATTTTCGCAAACGACTGAGTCTCATTCTCCAGTTCTTTTTTTGCTGTATCTGGAGGAACTACACCCTTAAAGCCGTCATTCGCAAACTCCTGCTTCAAGTCCTTGAAGTATGCGTCCAAGTCCTCATCGTCCTTAATGGCGCATCGTTTGGCGTAGTTTTCGGGAATACCATACTCCTTTGCCTTTGCCAAAATCTGCTGGCTACGTGTTGTTTGAGCCTTTTCCGTTTCTAACTGTGTTAGCTTATCAGAAAGGTTCTTGTTGGAGTCAATTAAAGCTTGCGCCCATGCAGGCACATCGTCTTTATTCTCTTCCGTTTTGGTGGTTGTGGTAGTCTCGATTGGCTTACCGTCTTTAAGGTTATGCCTCTTCTCGTAGTTAGTCACTGCCGTTTTTGAAGCATCCCCGGCACGGAAATCACCATAGGAATTAAGCACGTCCGAAAAACTGATACCCTCAACAATGGAGTTTACTTTTGTCTCGTCCGTTACACCCTCTGCCTTTTTGGTGGCAATGCGGGTAAGAATAGCAGTGTCCACCCCAGCGAATTTCTGTTGTAGCCCTGCTAAGATTTGTTCTAAGATTGTCATACCGTATGAATTTGATTTATAAATTTCTACGGTAAATTTCGTTATTTATAAAGAAGGTGAAAAATTATCAGATAGGTGATACACGACAATAAAACGATTGTCGTAAAATGGTATAAAAAAAGGCGTGAAACCGAATGAATCACGCCTAAAATATATCACGACAAAAACTTATACTTATACTCCCAACACTATATTTGCATCAATATTTAGCTTCCGGCTTATCTCACGAGCAACTTTCAAGGTTGGTTCACATTTACCAGATATATAATCACTTAATCGTGATGGGCTGACACCAACTAACTTTGCAAGTGATTTTTGATTAAGCCCCATTTCGTACATACGAAGTTTAAGAACATCCACAAGTGTTGGTTCTCCCAATGCAAAATGTTCTTCGGAATAATCAGCAACCAAATTAGAAAGAAGCTCCAATTCTATGCTATTTGGGTCATTCAAAGGAGTATCATCTTTCACTAATGGAAGAAGTTCCTCTACTCTTTTCACCGCCCATTCATATTGGGCTTGATTTTCTATCTTTGTCAT